CTGTATTACGAGCATCCGTATAACCCGGACGGCATCCAGCCGGGCAGCTATCGGGGCATCGCGCAAATCGACCCGTATTGGATCAGCCCGATCCTCGACCTTGATGCGTCTGCCGATCCGGGAAGCATCCACTTTTATGAGCCCACTTGGTGGATTATCAACTGGCGCAAGATCCATCGCTCGCATCTCATCATCTACCGGCCTAACCCGGTGGCCGACATCCTCAAGCCTACCTATCTGTACGGCGGCGTGCCCGTGACGCAGCAGATCGCGGAGCGCGTGTTCGCGGCTGAACGTTCGGCCAACGAGGCCCCGCTTTTGGCCCTGACCAAGCGAACCAAGGTCCTTAAGACCGACGTGGCGCAGGCGATGGCTAATCAGGCGGTGCTTGAGGAAAAGCTTGCCAACCAGACGGCGCTCCAGAACAACTTTGGGACGATGATTATCGACAACGACGACGAGGTGATGCATCTCGATACCGCGCTGTCTGATCTTGACGCCCTGATCATGACCCAGTACCAGCTTGTCGCCGCCGCCGCCCGCGTGCCCGCGACCAAGCTGCTGGGCACCACGCCCAAAGGGTTTAACGCGACCGGCGAATATGACGAGGCGGCCTATCACGAGGAGCTTGAGAGCCTTCAGGCCCTCGATCTGACCCCTCTCCTCAACCGTCACCACGAAATCCTGATGCGCTCCGAGATCGCGCCGCGATTTAAGCTGGCTCCGGATACCCGCATTTGCATCAAGTGGCATGAGCTTGACGCGCATCATTTTGTTGATTTTCAATGATTTGCGGGTGTTTCGGGTTACGCTTGTGCATTACTTTATGCCCTCCAAAGAAGCCCGGATTCCGTCCAAGAAGTGACCGGGTGTGATTGAGATTCAGACGGCTTTCCGCGCCAACGGAAAGCCGTTTTTACTTGCGCACTGACACTTTTTCTGCATCAACGCACGCAAGCCAAGACGTTGAAATCAAGCACATATTTTTGCGTTGGATAACCTATGGGTTAAGCCGTGGGTTAAGCCGTGGGTTAAGCTAGTTGCGTCGCATGTCGTTGCATGTCGCGCGTTACATCGCATTACAGGCGACTCGGCGCACTTTTGCGCCCAGCAAGATCCACTCAACGAAAAATTTCGTTCAGTAACCTGCCCGCAAATGCTTGAAGAGTGCTTGAGCAGTGCTTGAGCAGTGCTTGAGCAATGCTTGAGCAGTGCTTGAGCAATGCTTGAGCAGTGCTTGAGCAATGCTTGAGCAATGCTACAAGCATAGGCCGATAATTTGTTATCAATGACTTATGCGGCTTGGCGTGCTAATTGTGTCAACGGGCTGAAAGTCCAGCCCATCAGAAATTGACATGCGCATCATCTGCATTGCTATCAGGCAATACCCCGCCCCCGCTAATCCCGGCACCCAAGTGCATAGCGTTGCGGGCCAATGATCTAGGCTACCTATCCAGCGGATGCCCGTATGGTGGGCCAGACCTCCCGGCCTGCATCTATATCCCCGGTGCGGAGGGTACTTTAAAGCGCCGTACGAATGTCCGCTTTCTCGCGTCACGCTATTGGGCAGTGTCGCAGGGGTGGGGGTGGGTCCCGGTAGCACATCGGCTTTGAGGGCTGCGCCGAAAACAGTTGGGACAAATATCAATGATGTTGACTTCATTTGTACCGTTTGGTACAAGGAAAACATCACACAGCGGGAATTTGTCCGAGAACCGCTGCTTTGGGGCCGGGAGAGTGACATCCACCGGCCCCTTTTCTATGTCACATCCATTAAATAAAATCAAGCGCCACGGAAAACGCCAGCAAAAGGTGATGCCAAGGCGTTTGCGTTCGCCTATACTTGGTGCTTGCAATGCCATGCAAGTAAATCCATGGAGGGCTATATGTCACGAGGGCGACCGACAAAGTACGACCCGAATTTTCATCCCATCTGGGCTGAAAAACTTGCAAAACTTGGGGCGACAAACGACGAAATCGCCGAAAATTTTGATGTTGCTCCTTCGACTATTTGGGAATGGAAGCAGCAATATCCTACTTTTTCGAACGCCATCAAAAGTGGCAAGGATTTTGCAGACGCTGAAGTCGCATCGAAACTGTTCGCCCGTGCAACGGGATACGAACATCCTGAGGACGATATCAAGGTGGTTAATGGCGAAATCGTCATAACGCCGACAGTCAAGCGATATCCGCCTGACACAGCCGCCGCCTTCATCTGGCTGAAAAACCGGCAGCCCAAAAAATGGCGCGACCGCCAGCCGGAAGAGCACGATGACGAAGGGGCCACTCCCACTAAAATCGTGGTCGAGGTAAAGGACGCGCGGAAGCCGGATCCCGATCCCGATGCCCAGCCTTAACGTTCCTCAGGCCAAGTTTTTACAGTTAGGCACCAAGTACCGGGCTTACGTGGCCGGGTTTGGCTGCCTGCGCGGCAGCACCGAAGTGCTGACCGAGTACGGGCCTATGCCGATTGCGGAAATAGATAGGCCAATGCGCGTTCTATCTTGGTCGGCGACGAATAGTCGATACGAGCTGTCTCTAAGTGGCGGTGCGTTCCCAAAAGGTAAGGGGAGGCTATACCAAGTTTCGACGCCGCGAGGAGTATTTGTCGCAAGCGCACATCACCGCGTGCTCTGCGCTGACGGTGTATATCGATGCGTGGCAGACCTGAGCGTAGGTGTGGCGATACGCGTTGCTTCCGAAGAGCTTCTTCGCTCCAATTTGGCACTTTGCCCGAAATCGTCGCATGCAGGTGGTCTGTATTCGCCGGAAAAACTCGCAGATTACTTGGGGCATTATGCAGATGCAGCCCGTCGATATGGTCAACGACTTCTTCCGGGGTCAGATGGCGGCCAATCGCAATCTCTGCAACAAGACGGTGCTCAAGAATTTGTCCGCTTGAACGCGCATACGGATGACCCGCCGGGGCACGGACTAAAGCGCATCGGCAGAAGTCAGGCACATGACCAAAACTCTAAAGAATACAGCAAGATCACATCACTTTCGCTGCTGGATTTAGAGGAGGTGTATTATGACTTGCAGGTTTTGGACAACAACAACTACGTCACTGTAGACGGCGCAGTGCATCACAACAGCGGCAAGACTTGGGTTGGCTCCGGCGCTCTGTGCGCCCACGCTTGGGAGTGGCCTAAAATAACGATGGGGTATTTTGCCCCGAGCTATCCGCAGATCCGGGACATTTTTTATCAGACGATTGAGGAGGTTGCGCACGACTGGGGACTGACGGTGGATATCAAACAGGCGAACAAAGAGGTTCACCTGTACAGCGGTCGGCAGTACCGATCCACAATCATCTGCCGGTCCATGGACGCGCCGCAAAACATTGTGGGCTTTAAAATCGGCCATGCGATGGTTGACGAACTTGACGTGATGCCCGCGGCAAAGGCCGAACTGGCATGGCGAAAAATCATCGCCCGTATGCGTTACAACGTTGACGGCCTCAAAAACGGCGTCGATGTTACGACAACGCCGGAAGGTTTCCGATTTACATATCAACGCTTTGTCAAATCAGTTCGCGACAATCCGGAGCTTGCAGCTACCTACGGCTTAGTGCAGGCCAGCACGTATGACAACGCCGCCAACCTTCCGGACGATTACATCTCGTCGCTGATGGGAGACTACCCCCCGCAGCTGATCAAAGCGTATCTTGGGGGGGAATTTGTCAACCTGACGAGCGGTACGGTCTATCACGCCTACAGCCGGGTTGATAACGCATCATCTGAAACCATCCGTGATGGCGAAACCCTGCACATCGGCATGGATTTTAACGTCGGCAAAATGGCCGCCGTCGTGCACGTGTCAAGGCCGCCGGAACTGCACGCTGTTGAGGAGATTATCAACGCCTATGACACGCCGGACATGGTGCGACGCATCCAAGAGCGGTATTGGCGATTTGAAAACGGAAAATATGTGAAAAGCCGCGAAATGCGCATTTACCCCGACGCATCAGGGGGTAGCAGAAAATCTGTCAACGCGGCGGAGTCAGATATAGCCCTCCTGCGACAGGCCGGGTTCACGGTCATCTCGGATGCGGCGAACCCGCCGGTTAAGGACCGCGTCAACGCCATGAACGGTCTATTCTTGAATGCGGCAGGCCAGCGGCGGTACAAGGTAAACCATCAGGGGTGTCCCTCCTACGCGCACGCACTTGAACAGCAGGTTTGGGCGGCGAACGGGGAGCCGGACAAAAGCCAAGGGAATGACCATGCCAACGACGCGGCGGGCTATGTCGTCGCCAAACTGCATCCGATTGTTAAGCGACAGCTAAAAACCATCAGCGTACAGGGGTTCTGATCATGAGTTACGAAAAAACGCATCCGATGTATGCGGCACACCTCCCCGAGTGGCAGAGGATCCGCGCCTGTTGCGCTGGCGGCGATGCAGTCAAAGAGGCCGGGGAACGCTATCTTCCCAAGCCGGGCGGGCTGACCGACAAGGAATACGCGGCGTACAAGGACCGCGCTCTGTTTTTTGGGGCTACGGGCCGGACGGTAGACGGTCTTTTGGGCGCGATGTTTCGCAAGGATCCGAGCATCACGCTGCCGGACAATATGGCATACCTCCTTTCCAACGCGGACGGGGCCGGGACAAGCCTGAATGTATTCCTGCGGTCGGTGGCAAAGGAAGTGCTGACCATGGGGCGTCACGGCCTGCTGACCGAGATTGACCGATTTGGGAACCCATACCTCGTTTCTTATGCCGCTGAAAACATTCGCAACTGGCGCGAAACGAGCGAAGACCAGACGGTCGTCGATCAGGTTATTTTGCGGGAAATCCACACCGTTCCCGCGCCGGATGGTTTCGGCGCGACATACGAAGAGCGCTACAGAGTTTTGGAGCTTGAGGGCGGCCAATATATCCAGACCGTCTACGGCGCGGCGGGCTCTCAGGGCATCCGAGAGGAGCCTGTGGTTCGGGGCCGGGCACTTGGCTACATCCCGTTTACCTTTGTTGGGTCGGACAATCTGTCACCGGCGGTCGGAAAGTCGCCCGTTTCTGAGCTGTCAGCCGTCAACATCAGCCACTACGTGACGCAGGCCGACCTTGAGCACGCCGCCCACTGGACGGGCCTGCCAACTCTCGTCGTGATCGGAGCAAGCGATGAAAACACATCGCTGCGCGTAGGCTCCTCCGAAGCTGTTTTGCTGCCGCCCGGTGGCGATATGAAATTCGTCGAATTTACCGGGGCCGGTCTGTCAGTCCTCAGTGAGCGGGCCGCCGCAAAAGAAAGCTACATGGTACTCCTCGGCGCTCGTCTGCTTGAGGAGCAAAAAAAGGCAGCGGAAACAGCAGAGTCGAAGCGCCTGCAATATTCAGGCGAAAATAGCATCCTCGCTCAGATCGCTAACCTTGTGTCTGAGGCCGTCACGCGGAACCTTGTTTACGCCTACAAAATCATCACAAACTCTGATGCGGATGTCGGGGCAGATACCGTTTCAGTGTCCCTTAACACCGACTTTTTCGATGCAAAGCTGACGTCTGATCAGGCAACGGCAATCGTGTCGCTCTATCAAAACGGCCTGATGTCTCAGCGGTCAGCGGTCTGGAACCTGCAACAGGGTGAGGTTCTGCCGCCGGACACGACGGTCGAGGCGGAAATTGACGCCATCGAAACCACGCCCCCGGCTGTTTGAGGTTGATTATGGCAACAGCGAACGAAGAAATCCGTGACGCTTTAATCCGGCACCAGATCGGGCTAACCCGCCTGTCATCCGGCGGCGTTATGGAGATCCTCGCGCTGTTACAGGCCGTCGAGGACGATTTGATCACGCGCATTTCCCGCCTGAGCGATACACCAACGCGCAGGCGGCTTGATGAGGCTCTACAGTCGATTAAGGTGTTGATTTCAGAGGCGTATTCCGGCGTATACCCAGCCTTGGAAAACCTGCTTTCGAGTGTCGCGGAAAAAGAGGCTGGATACATCGCGGGCGTGATGCGGTCAGCCATCCCCGTTGCCGTTGATGTGATCGTCCCGGCGACGGCACAGCTTATAGCGGGGGTGGTTTCTAAGCCGTTTCAAGGCCGCTTGTTATCCGAATGGGCGCAAGACCTTGAAACTGCTTCTTTTGCGAAAGTGCGCGACACCATCCGCATTGGGTACGCGCAGGGCCAAACGACCGCCCAGATTGTGCAGTTAATCCGGGGAACGCGCCGGGCCAACTACGCGGATGGGGCCTTGGAAATAACGCGCCGCAACGCGGCTTCTGTGGTGCGCACGGCTATTGCCAACACCGCAGCCGACGCGCGGGATATCCTCTACGCCGAAAACTCCAACTTGATCAGCGGGATTATCTGGGACAGCACGCTGGACGGGCGAACCACCCTCATCTGTCAGGCTCGCGATGGCAAAAAATACACCATCGACGGTAAGCCAATCGGGCACAGCCTGCCCTATCTTGGCGGGCCGGGCCGCGCCCACTGGGGCTGCCGTAGTCACGCCGTGCCGATCGTCAAATCTTGGCGGGAGCTTGGGATTGACGAGGATGATGCGCCGCCGTCAACTCGGTCGAGCCTCAACGGTCAGGTTCCTGCGGAAACCACATACCCGGAATGGTTAAAGTCGCAGAGCGTTGAATTTGTTGAAGATGTTTTGGGAAAAGAGCGTGCAAGGCTTTTTCTTTCAGGGGAAATAGCATTAGAAAAATTCATTGATCGTCAGGGCAGAACACTGACGTTGAGCCAGCTTTACGAAAAAATCTGACGGCGGGGAGGCGTCGCGGCCTCCCCTGCCGCCCGCCTTAAACGTCGGAGGACAAAATGCCCTCATACCACGTCAGCCCGTAATGGATGTTGACCGCCGCCGTCGTGGACCGGTTGGTAAATCTGACGAGATATTTTGCGTTTTTGGCTAACCGCCGCTCGATCCCGGAGGTTTGAGTAAACCCCGAAACGCGGTTACCGCTGTCGACGGCTCCGTAAATAGGCTGGTGATCGATGAGCGTCCCCGCGCTGCTGATGGTTGCCGCATAGACGAGTGACGCTGTTGCGGCGACTGGATCGACCTCGTTGTAATTGCTGACCGGAATAGCTGTTCCGCCGCTCACTGTCGGGGCGCGGAAAACCTCATAGAGGACGTTATCCCTGCTTGTCTGGATTGACCGCCCCTTGACCAGCACGTCCATTGACCCAGTGGAAAACACAATGTTTACTGTCGCGGCCTGAGCAACATCTAAAAATTCGTGAGAAATTGAAAACTGAGTGCCGTTTTTTACATTAGCCTCGACAAAGGGCTGGGTCGTTATAGCCCTCTCGGCCCCCAGATAAACGCGCTCGTCGATACCCTGCCCGATGGACCCGGCGGTGACGGTGGCAACCACGCGGGCCGTCTGCCCGGTGCTGCCGGTGCGCATATAGAGATTTTCCCCCTCGTCAAGCGCAACAGTCATATGTTCGCCCGGCTCTCTGTAGTGGTTGAGATCCGCATAGCCGGGTTCGCTGTTGCCGATGTGGATTAGGCATGCGCGATCATAAATATCAATCATCACCGTCCCTGACGTGCGTCCAGAGGCAACGATAGACCAAGTACTCCCAACTGTAGTTCTGGTGACGGGCATTACGGCCTCCAATATATAAATTGAGAGCGTCTATTGTACGCGCCGCAAGTAAAAAAGTCCTTGACTTTTGCATAGGTTGATAGAGTATTTGCGGTGATGGAGTAATCTTCATCTATTCCCGGCGGTTGTGCCGCCAAATAACAGGCAGGAGCCTTTGATATGACCGAACAGACATCGCAGATTGACCCGCAGGATCCGGCAGTTCTGGAAATTGTGGCGAAGGCTGTCGAAGAGCAGACCGCCGCCCTTAAGAGGAACCGCGATGAAATCCTTTCCGAAAAGGCCAAGACGCGGGATGAGCTTAAGCGCTTTACCGAGGCTGTCGGCGGGGAAGAGGGCTTGCGGAGCTTGATGGAAATGCGGGAACGCATGTCCAAAGACGAGCTTGGGCAGCTTCTGGCGGCTGGGAAGCACGATGAGTGGCTTGAACGTAAAACCGCAGGCCTGAAGTCCGGTTATACCAAGGAAATTGAAAGCCTTAGCGGACGGATCCGCGAGCTTGAGGCCGCTGCGAACGAGGCTAACAGCAAGCTTACCGGCTATCGCGTCCGCACGGAGCTTGACGGGGCCTTCGCGGCAGCCGGGGTTGATCCAAACTGCTACGAGATGGTTGCGCACTACCTGTCCGCCCGGATCGGGATTGATGAAGAGGGCGATTTTTTTGTGAAAGACCAGCGCGGCGACGTGTCGTTTTCCGGCGCTGGCAAGAAGATGACTGTTCGCGAACTCGTTGAAAGTCTTCGCGAAACTCAGAAAGCGCTATTTCTGCCGACGACTGGCGGCGGTGCCCGTGGTGGCTCCAACGTGCGCGGCGGCGTTAACAATCCTTGGGTTAAGGGGCCGGGCTTCAATCTGACCGAGCAGGGCCGCTTAACCAAAACCAACCCGGAGCTTGCCGCAAGGCTTAAAGCCGAAGCTGCAAGCGTCCGATCCTAAGCTGATCCTGCCTTAGGGCGGGATTGGCGCGGGCCGGACCCATGAGGGTCTTGGCTTTAACTCAGACCCTCATGGGAGCACTATTAATGGCTACCACCCGCCTGTCTGACGTCATTGTGCCTGACGTCTATACCGACTACATGGGCCTCGAAGGCACTGAAGTCACTCGCTTTTTTGACTCCGGCATCGTTGCCCGGAGCCCCGATCTTGACGCCCGCGCCAGCGGCCCGAGCCAGATCACCAACATTCCTTTTTGGAATGATCTCAATTCCAATTCCGAGCCGGATATTGTCACCGATAACCCGTCGGAAAAGTCTGTCGCGGACAAGCTGACCGCCGGGAAGCAGGTCGGCTATACGGCCTATCTGCACAAATCGTGGTCCTCCATGGACCTGATCGGCCCGCTATCCGGCTCCGACCCCATGGCTCAGATCGTCGCGCGGACTAACGCCTACTGGGCCAAACAGTTCCAGCGCCGCCTTATCGCCTCCGCTCTGGGCATTTACCGGGACAATGTGGCCAGCAACAGCGGTGACATGGTCCTCGATATTTCGACCAGTGGCAGCGTCACTGATGCCAATCGGATTGCGAAAACCTCGGTCAATCAGACGGAGCTGACCCTTGGCGATGCTCTTGGCGGCATTACCGCGATGGCTGTCCATTCGGCGATTTTCAAACGCCTCCGCGATCTCGATATGATCGACTACGTTCAGCCGTCGTCTGATAGCGGGCTGATCGCGGCGACCCCGCAGGGCAACCCGATGTATCAGGGCAAAATGCTTGTCATCGACGACAGCATGCCGACTCTGCTGAACGGCAGCAATCTCACCTACATGAGTGTGCTGTACGGCCTCGGGGCGTTCGGATACGGTGAAGGCACCCCGGCGGTGCCGGTTGCGACCGTGCGCGACGAGACCGCTGGCAACGGCGGCGGGGAAGAAATTCTGCATGAGCGCCGCCATTGGCTGCTGCACCCGCAGGGGTTTAAGTTCGATGCCTCATCGATGGCCTCTCAGTCCCCGACCACGGCGGAACTCGGCCTGGCCGCCAACTGGTCCCGCGTCATCGACCGCAAGTTGGTCCCGATGGCATTCCTGATCACCAACGGTTAATGGAGCGCTAAAAATGGCCCTCGCCAGCAAAACCACCGCCGCCGAGTACACGATCCATCAAAACCCGCAGGTGATTACCGGCGTGATGCAGGTGGCTGGTTACGACGCGATCACCGTGACGACCACCCCTCAGGACTTGGATGTCGGCTATCGCCAGACCGTGGCCACCTCATCGGCTGTGTCGTGCCTTGCCAAACTGCCCGCCGGTACGTTTCCGGGGCAGCAAAAGGCATTGAAATTTACGTTGGCCGCCTCCGGTCACACGCTGATTCTCTCCCCGGCCTCTGGGGTGACTTGGAAACAGTCCAACGGCTCGACCGACTGCGCCAGCGTCACGTTTGATGCGGACAATGAATATTGGTATGCCGAGTGGGACGGGGCGAAGTGGATTAACAAGGCCACCTCCGCGACTGTCGCGTAAATGGATGGCGCGGGCTAACCACCCGCGCCTTTCCGCTTGGAGCAAAAGACATGGATCACCAGACACTTACCCCGGAAGAGGCCGCAGCCATCCGCCGCGCTCAATTTATGGCAGAGCATAGAGCCCGCTGCGAGGCGGAGGCCAAAATGGTCGAAATCGCAGATCGCCACGGCGTTTCGCATTTTGTAGCATCCCAGATCATCGAGAGCCTTTCGCGTCTGCTGCAAAGCCCCGAGCATCGCGCCTTCGCCGTCGCCGTGCTTACTGGCGGAGATAAGCGACAGGAAGAGCAGCCCGCGCCGACTAAAGACGACCTCGCCGCGCTGGCGAAAGAGCTTTACGGCGAAACCCTCGACCGCCGCCTGAGCGTTGAGAAGATGCAGGCTCGGCTTGATGAGCTGGCCGCCATCACGGGCGCAGGGGAATAAAAATGGCCTTTTTGGCGGAGGACGGCACCGGAATCGACGGAGCCAACAGTTTTGTCTCGGTCTCCGGGGCAGACAGCTTTTTTTTAGACCGGGCAGATACCGCTTGGGCTGCTCTGTCGTCTACCGCTAAACAGGCCGCGCTAATCCAAGCATCGTCCTATCTGGACAGCTATTACGCTGGCCTGTGGCCCGGCGATATCCTCAGCGATACGCAGGGCCTAAGTTGGCCGCGCACGGGAGCTTACGATGCCAACGGGCGGGAGCTTTCTGGCGTGCCCGGAAAAGTCATTGAGGCTGTTTGCCTTTTGGCAAAAGAGGCGTCTGGCTCCCCGCTTACATCCTCCTATGACGGCGCGGCTGTGGTGACGAGGAAAAAGCTGGGGCCGCTCGAAACGGAGTACGCCGCGACTGGACGGACGCCCGGAAAACGCTACCCGTTTGTCGCCCTCGCGCTGCGTGGCATCGTCTCCGGCGGCGGGTCTGCCCTCAAGCTGGTGAGGGTCTGAAGATGGCTGGTGAGGCGCAGGAATGGCGGGATTTGGCGGCAGAGCTCTTTAGTGGGGCGGGAGACGTAGCGTTTTCCGCAACGATATCGCGCCAGATTGACGGGGCAGGTTACAACCCGGAAACCGGAGAAATCACAGAGGCCATCACCTCTTCGGCCTGCCTTGTGATATTCGACGAAAACAAAGGCCAGTCATCGCGCTATTTTAGCGGGGCGCAGGTCCTTCCAGACGGCGCACCGGCCTACATTCAGGGGGCGTCGTTTATTCCCAAGAAGGGTGATAAAATCGCAATATCTGGCCGCCAAACCGCAGCCGTGTTGTTTGCCGACGACATCACCGGTATTGGCGCGGTGTCATTTTGCATTTTGGAGGTGTCATAATGCCGCCGCTTGGAAACATTCGATACTTTGGCCTTGAAAGTTACGTGCGGATGTTTATTGCGTGCATGGCAATAAAACTTCATGATCTCATTTGGAAAACTGAGACAAAGTCCGCGGAAATTAGCTTTGGCCTAATAGCTATTGGCTGGTGGATTGTTCTTTGTGTTTCGCCAATATTTGATATTCGCAACCTTTATGCATATCTAGAGGTTGCCGCGACCCAAAACGTCTGGGCTTGGTTTATGCTTGTACTTGGGACGGCGCAGCTTGCGCTTTCGATTGCCCCGCAGGATAAATTGCGATTGTTCCGAGCATCTGTCTGGGCCTCCTCAACCATCGTTTGGTCCTATGTTGCGTTTGTCGCAATGCTTGCTGTGCCGATCAGTACAGCTCTGGCGGCCTACGGTGTGCTTGGATTGGGCAGCGCTTGGGCGTTTTTGCGGTCGATAGAAAACTGACAGTATCCGGGGGAAGTGAATGCTTGACGAACTGATAAAGCTGGCAGTAACCCCCGAAAGGCTCACGATTTCGTCTGTCGCCATACTTGGCTGCGTTGCCGTTTGGCGTCTCTATGTTAATTTTCGCAAAGAAGACCGCGTTTCGCAGGCCGAGAATGACTTGCGAGACGACCTTTTCGCGCACAACAAAGAGCTGATACAGCGGGCAGATAAAGCGGCGGCTGAGGCGCTTGAAGCGGCGCGGCGGGAAGGCGCGGTTAACGGCGAACTGGCAGCAGCGCGGGCGCAGATGAGCGCCTATTCGCGGCGCTGCCCCTACGCGCGCGAATGCGGGATCCCGAAAAATGACTGACTTTGTCGCAAACATCGCGCGCTTTGTGAAAAAGGCAAACGGAAACGTCGATTTGGTCGTCAAGAAAATCACGTTTGACGTTTTTTCCCGCGTGATCCGTAAAACGCCGGTCGATACTGGCCGGGCGCGCGGAAATTGGCTCTGCTCAACCGATAATCCGCTGACGGTGCAGCTCTCTGGCGCGAGGTCTGCCGAGGCCACGATCAGCGACATGGGCGCTATTGCACTAAGGCAGCCAGCCGGGGGCGTCGTCTACCTGACCAATAACCTGCCCTATATCCACCGCCTCGAAAATGGGTGGTCGCAGCAAGCCCCGGCGGGGATGGTCGGCACCACGTTGACGGAGCTGCCCTATATCGTGCAGGTGCAGGCGCGGGAGGTGGCAAAATGACCCGCCAAATTATCCGGTCGGCGCTGCAATCCCGTCTGAACAGCCTGTCACCGGCTTGGCCGATTGCGTGGGAAAACATCAAATACACCCCGACAGTTGGCACGCCTTGGCAACAGGCCGCGATCCTTTTTGCGGAGACTGCGCCCGCCGGTTTTGGCGCTGACGCTGGCGAAGAGTGGAGCGGATACCTACAGGTGACGATCTATTCGCCTGCCACCAAAGGCCCAAAGGTTGCCGAGGACCGGGCGGACCTGATCCGCGGGAAGGCTGCCTTGTTTTACCGTGGCCTCAACATCACCAAGGACGGCCTGCGCGTCATCATCCAGCAGCCCTACGACGCCCTGCCGATACAGGACGCGGACTGGTGGGCTCTTCCGGTGCGCATACCGTTTGTCTGCTACGCGCTTTAACAACATCCGCAGTTGGAGTAACTGACATGACTATTGCTAACGGCGTTGCGAAAACGCTTGCGTACAAACGAGAAGCGACTTACGGGACGGCCCCTGTGGCGACTGGGGCTCAGCTCCTCCGGCGCGTAACATCCACGCTAGATTTGACCAAGGACACCTATCAGAGCGCGGAAATCCGCAGCGACTATCAGGTAGCTGATTCTCGCCACGGAACACGGCGCGTGGCCGGTGACATCAGCGGCGAACTGTCGCTGGGCACCTATAAAGACCTGTTTGCGGCGGCTCTGCGCAAAGAGTGGGTGGCCGGGGCGACGTTTACCGCGGGCGTGGGCTCCGGCATCACGGTGGATAATACCGCCAAAACTATTACCCGCGCGTCGGGGTCATGGATCACTGATGGATTTAAGGTGGGTGATGTTGTGCGATGCGGCAGCCTCAATGTCGGCATCGACGGCAAAAACATGCGCATCGTCAGCCTGACCGCCACCGTGATGACTGTCGCCGAAACTCCGGGTGCCGATGTATCGACGCCGGATGAAAACGCAACTGTCTCCGTGGTCGGGTCCAAACTCTGGGTACCGACCAGCGGGCATACGGACGTGTCGTTTGCTTTCGAACACTACTTTTCCGACATCGACGAGGCCGAGCTTTTCACGGGCTGTAAAATCAACACCATTGCCCTCGGCCTGCCTGCTACCGGCCTCGCGACGGCGGCGTTTAATATCATGGGACAGAACTCGACGCTATACAGCGCCGGGTCTGCCCCCTATTACACGTCACCTACCGCTGAGACTGATACCGCGATTGCCGCCGCCGTTAACGGGTCTCTGCGCGTCGGCGGGCAGGATGTGGCCAACGTCACCGGCCTGACGATTAATATCGCGAGCAATCTTACCGGCGATTCGGTGGTAGGTTCCAACCTCATCCCGACGATGTTCCCCGGTCGTGTCGTCGTCAGCGGGCAGTTTACCTGCTACTACGAGGCCGGTTCGTCGATCCGGAGCGATTTTTACGACGAGACGGAGATCAGTCTGATTGCCAAGCTCGACGCTGGCAGCGCCTCAAATACTGATTTCCTCACTATCGGGCTTGGCCGCATCAAACTTGGCGGCGCATCCAAAGACGATGGCGAAAAAGGCCTGATCCAGACAGTACCATTTCAGGCTCTGCTCGACACAAGCGGCGGGTCAACTTCGTCGACGGAGAAAACTACTATCTGGATGCAGGATAGTACGTTGACTTAACTCTACTGACGTGTGCAAATACTAGCTACCCAGCAAAGTATTTGCATGCCGGGCGGGCTGTGTTGGGCGGCCCGCCCATCCTTACCCAACGAGGACAACATGACTTTTGATCTTGCCTCAATCCGCCAGTCGGACACCGCCACTATCGAGGTCACTCACCCCGTGACCGGAGATCCTACCGGATGGGTGATTGATCTGGCTGGCCCCGGCCATCCCGCCACGCTGGCGCAGCGTAATCGGATGCTGGCCAAAGCCCGCGCGGCGCAGGGCAAGGCCGATCCAACGGCGGAACAGCTTGACGCCGATGCCGCCGACTTTTACTCGGCCCGCATCGTCGGATGGGCTGGTCTGAGTATGGCAGGCAAAGAGATCCCTTACAGCCCGGACAAGGCCAAAGAGATCATGGCCGACTACGGATACAGCTTTGTTAAGGACCAGATCAACGCGGCCCTGTCGTCTGCCGCCAGTTTTTTGAGCAAGTCCGCGAAGAGCTAATTTCTTACGCGGAAAAGGAATTTTCGCTCCAAAAGGTGCAGCCAGATGGGGCGACGACACGAGACCATCTGATGGCGATAGAGAGGGCCACCGGCAAACGACCGGCGGCCCTCGAAACCGGGGAACTCCCAGCGGCAGCGGCGCACGTCTGGCAGTGGTTTATACAGCTACACTCGCGCCGCCCCTACGGGCCGAGCGGCCCCCTGCCCGTCCCGTGGTCAGAGATCCTCGCGTGGGCCGAGCTGACTGGTAACGCGCCTCTGCCATGGGAGGTTGATTTGATACAAGCCCTTGATAATGCATGGTTTGCATCAAGGGCATAACCGTGTGGAGCCTGCCTTATGACCGTCGATATTGCATCCCTCGCGATTAAGGTAGACTCCACAGGCGTTAAGTCAGGCACCCAAAGCCTGACGGCGTTTGAAAAGGCGGCCAAGGACGCCGCCGGGAGTGCATCGGCCTTTTCAAAAGCCACAGATTTTGCCACATCCCGCGCCGGACTTTTTGCTGCGGCAACTGTGGCAGCCGGGGCCGCAATGACGGCGGCGGCAGGCAAGACGATTGCCTATCAGGATGCGCTCCTCAAGGTCAGCACGATTGCTGACGCGGCGGCGTTTAACATGTCCGCGCTATCCGACGCGGCTCTTGATCAGTCCCTTGCATTTGGCAAGTTGCCCGTTGATCAGGTCGGCGCTCTGTATGACCTTATTTCGTCGGGGGCTAAAAACTCAGCAAATGCAATTGATTTGCTGACCGCATCAAACAATCTGGCGATCGGCGGCATTACGTCTGTAGGCGTGGCTACCAACGCGCTAACCTCTGTCCTCAACGCCTACGGCACCAAGGCCGGGACCGCCACGGACATCTCGGATGCGATGTTTGTTGCGATGCGAGACGGCAAGGTGACCATCGGCCAACTTGGCGCGGAGCTTGGCACCGTAACCCCTATTGCCGCCGCTATGGGCGTCAGCTTTGATCAGCTCAACGCCGCCGTCGCGGCTTTAACCGCTGGCGGTATTGGCGTGTCGGAGTCCATGACGGGCGTTCGGGCCATCCTCTCTACGGTGGCCAGCCCGACGCAGGAGGCCGCTGACATGGCGGCTCAGCTTGGCTTACAGTTTAACGCTGCCGCGTTGCAGGCCAAGGGCTTTTCCGGGTTTTTGCAGGACGTTTTCACGAAATCCAACCGAAATACTGAGGCGTTAGCCAAACTGTTTGGCGGCGTCGAGGCGTTGGTTCCGGTGATGGCGCTGGCTGGCGATACCGGAGCGGTTTTTAACGCCGTTCTTGACAACATGAGCAAAAAATCCGGGGCGACGCAAAGCGCTGTGGATAAAATGTCTCAATCCACACAGTTCCAGCTTGACCGCATGGGCGCGGCCCTTGATGTGCTGGCGATCAAGGCAACTGGCGATATTGAGCGCGGCCTGTTGCCGTCTCTAACGTCTGCCGCCGATGGACTGGCGTATGTCGCCAAAAACGCTGACCTCAGCGAAATTGCGTCTCTGGCTGCTGCTGCGGCATCTGGTCGTCTGGCGACCTCAATGATTGCTGTTGCGCGCGCGCAAATGGAGATCGGCGTAACTGCGCGACTGGCGACGACCGCGACACGCGCACTATCTGGCACTATGGCGTTTTTTGGCGGCCCTATTGGCCTCGCTATAACGGCCCTTAGCGTCGGTATCACCGCGCTTGCCTTTAGCCAGAGCGAAGCCGAAAAAGCTGCGGAAAAACATAGCGTTGCGATGGATGCGTTTAACGCCGCTCTCAAGGAGGGCAGTAAAAACGCGGGCGAAATGGACGCCAAATTGCGGGCAATCGCAAAAGCGCGGCTGGAAGACGCTTTGGCAGCCAAACAACAGGCGCTGGCGTCGTCTGGCGGAGATATCGGCACGTCCGGGACATTCGGGCTTGCCGGGCAGGCGATCAAGTATGGCGCGGAAGCGGCATCCGCCGTCTACGATGCGGGCGTAGCCTACAAGCAGCTAGTGGCGGCTGGCGACACGTCGGCGCTGGATACGTATGTCAAGCGCCTTGAGGAGATCAAAACCCTCTCCCCGGATGCCGCCGAGGCGGTAAACGCGGAGTTTGAAAAGGTCGGTGCTGTCATCCAGCTCCGAAAAGACATTGACGAGCTAAACGCCTCAATGTCCAAGCTCGACGAGGGCGCTACGGCGGGCGGGGATGCCGTTAAAAAGATTGATGTGGCATCGGGCAAAGCGGGCTCTGGCGGCGTGCAGGCGCTGACAAAGAGCATTGCGGACCTCAAGACGCAGCTCACGGCCCTGCAAACTGGCGGTAAAGAGGCGCTGGCCTTGGTGCAAGACCGCATCGCCGCCGAGGCCGCGCTAAAGGAGGTGTCCGGTCAGGGCAACATCGACGCTGTAACCAAGCAGGTTACCGAGCAGCGGCGGCTTCAGGATGCCCTGAAAGCCGCCCAGCAAGCCTATGAAAACCAAGGAAAGTCTCGCAACGAAATTGAAGCGGAGCTGACCGACGCCATCAAAAAAGCGTCGGATGTGCGGATCGACGCGGCGGCGAAAGAAATCGAGGCCCGGAAGGCTGCTGACGACGCCCTGAAGCAGTCTGTTGAGCTCGAAAAACAAGCGCTGGAACAGCGCGAAGGCACCGCCGACGCGGTCAAAAAGGCCGTGTCGGAGCAGACGAAGGCCGAAAAAGAACTTGCGGATAAGAAAAAACAATTGCGTGCCGACGAGCGCACCGCAACGCAGGAAGCTCTTGATCGTTTCGCCGACGCTGCCAAGGTCCGGCAGGACGCAGAAAAGTCTTTGGCCGACGCGGTGGCGGAATACAATCGGTCGATCCGTGACAGTAAAAAAGATCTTTTGCAGGCCGACAAGGATTACGCGGCGGCGGTCAAGCAGATCAACGACGATCTGGTGCAGGCGGAGCGAGATTACGCCGATGAGGTGGCCCGGATCCGTGATGCGCGATTGGGCGTGACGGATGACAATGAAACGCGGCTCCGTGAGCTTCGCCGCAGGGCGATGTCGGATTATGAGCGCGAAGCCGATATCGCGGCTGAGTCCGCAGACCGTATTTTGCGGGCACAAAATCTGCTGTCGCAGGGTCAGTCTTCGGCGGCGCAAAAAGAGGCTGAACGGGCTGCCACATTGGCCGGTCAGCTTGACGACGTGCAACAGGCGATTAGCCTGACGGAGCAGGCGACCAGCGTTATTGAGGACGCTGCGGACGCGACTGCCCGCGCGGATCAGGCGCAGGCTGCCCTAGACCTACAGGAGCAGCAGGCCAGTGCGGTTGAGCGCGAGCTTGATGCAGTTGTAGCGCTGTCTGAGGCACGGGCGACGGCGGCAGAGCAGGAGCAGCAGGCCCTTGAAGCGCTTACCGAGGCTCGGCAGTCGTATGCAGACGCGCAGGTCAACGCTGCTGTGATCGAGGCTAACGCGATCATCACCCTTGCCGCACAGCGCGAGGCGCTGTCCGCCCGCCAACAGGAGATTATGGCCGCCGAGGCCGAGCGCGATCAGGCCAGCATCGAGGCCAAGACGCAGATTAACGATGCCATCAAAGAGGGTATGACCGCCCTGACTGATGGCGACGCGGCGCGGGCCAAGGCATCGGCGGAAGCCATCGACGCGGCGTCCAAGCAGCTCACGTCCGAACAGGAGTTGTCCGCCGCCGTCAAGGCCAGCCGCGATATTATCGCGGCTGCGCTTGATGCTGAGGCTGTAAAGGCTAGGGAAGTATACGATCAGCAGATTAAAGTATCTGAACAGTACGCTTCTCATGAAGAAGCAATTAAAAGACTTGAAGATGCCTTGGCTCAACTTTCTTCTGACTATGTAAAAAGCGCAGATGCCGCAAATACTGCCGCATCTGATACTGTCGTTTATTTTAGGTCAGCGTTCGAAAACGTTGACAATGCGCAGCGCACAATGGCCGCGCAGGCTATTTCCCGGTACGCCGATATGGCCGCTGCCGCCGAACGCGCGGGCAACCGGATTGATGCCGCGCTGTCCGCCTATAGCAGCGCAGACAGCCAAGTCCTGAAGGTTCTCGGCTTCGCTTCTGGCGGGATTGTCTCGAACGACAATATCCCCGGATTTGCCTCTGGCGGGATTTTGCAGGGACCGGGGACTGGCACGTCCGACAGCATTCTGGGCGTCGTTGATGGCCGCAAGCCGGTCCGGCTCAGTAACGGCGAAGGCATTGTTAACAAGGCTGCCGTCGATTACTACGGGGCCGAAAGCATTCACCGTATCAACCGCTTGCAGGCCCCTAAGTTCGCGGACGGCGGGGTTATCGGAGGCGCGGCGGCCAGTCCCAGCGGCGGGTCTGCGACCTACAACATTACCATTCAGGTAAACGGTCAGGTGGATCCTGATAAGCTACTGGTGCAGATTAACGAGGCGGCGAAACGTGCGAGCGCGAGGGGCAGATAATGCGGCTGATCTACTCACCTGACGAGCGGCGGGCGACCCTGCCGGTCCCGCGTCCGGCGTCAACCGGGCAGTCTTACGCGCATATCACCCGCTCTCACGCCTGCACTGGCGTGGCGTTTGTCGGCACCACCGGCCCCGTAACCGTCGAGGCCAGCGCCGATAATTGGGCGACGACTCTTTACAGCGCTGACTTGACGGCGACTGGGGAATACTTTGCGGCCCTGCCGTCTTCTGTCGCGGCGGCAACGTGGCGGATCAGGGCGCGTGGGGCCGCAACCATCGGATCCCTCTATCCCGGCGTGATCGCGGAAAGCCTAATCAGCCCCGGCGCACCTTTCGCCTTGGAGCGCCGCATTCTGGCGTCCGATAGTCGCGGCGTCGGTGGGCTCCTCGTTTCCGAGATTAAGGGCGCTGTGACGGCAGGCACGCTGTCCTTTAGCGTGATTCCAGAAGACGACATCGCAAATGTCTGGCGTCCGCTGCATGAAGAAATGAGCGGTGGGCGAAAGGCGTTTGTGATCGAAAACCATATCAACAGCGCAGTTCATATCGTTACTTCTGCTTCAGAAGAATTTCCGTTCGCGATTACTGACGGTGGGTTATACTGGTCAGGGTCTTTTAGCGTTCAGGGCGTCCCATGACTGATTACGTGCTATCGGCGGAACTTGAATCAGGCGTGATCGAGAGCGCGATTGTAGCCCGCGTCGATTTGGACAGCGGCCCGTGGTACGTGACTGATTCGCAGGCGTTTATGTCTGGCGGCGATGAAATCCGGCAGGCGGTTTTGTCGTTCGGCCAGATCAACGCGGATGCTGCCTCCTTCGAATACCGCGCGGCCTCTGCCCCGGCTGGCCAGTGGTTTGCGAACCGTCGCATCAAAATCTGGCGCGTGGTAAAGGGCGGCACGCCAGAGGCAGGGACGCTGCTGTTTGATGGCGTCGTCGAAGGCCAGCCGGGCGTGAAAGATGGGATTGCGTCCCTGTCTGCCAGCAAAAAAATCTACAGCAAGCCCCGGCTCGTCCCCGATTTTGGCGTCATCACAACGACCGCATACCCGCGTGCGGACGATGCGGCACAGGGCAAGCAAAAGCCGCTGATCTTCGGTGCCGTCGAGGAGGTGCCGCTACTGCCGGTGCAGATCGGGCGCTACACCACACTCCGGGCGACCGTTTACCCGGGTGATGATGTGTTACCTGTCGATGATTGCAGCGATTGGCCAGCATCGGGCGTGGTCGTGGTGGACGGAACGTCCTACAGCTACACTTCCCGGTCAGATAACGAGCTATACGGGATCGATATTTCGCGGCAGCACAACGACGGGACGGCGGCGCACGAAAATATCGATTGGGTTTATCTGGCGGCGGGGCACCCTGTCGCGTCCATAGATACGATCATAGCCAGCGATACGGCGCTTTCTGGCGGTGTGGTTGACCTTTCCGCCGCCACCGTCACCTATCCGGCCCCGCCGTATCGTGAAAAAGTAGGAGCAGTTTCAACGCTTTATGCGCAATTCGATCAGGTCAACCCGGCAAGCACGGCAATCGACACGGTAAACTGCATTCAGGCGGCCACCGGCGCGGCTGAGGTGCAGGCCGCTACAAACCTGCCGCTTACCTATGTTGGTGGCGCGACCAGCGGCAACACGATCAGGTTTGCCCGTCCCGCCACGCAGGGCGGAAGCAACACGATCATCGGCGCGGCCTACGCGGTGACGTTTTCCGTCTCAGCCACCAACGACTGTCAGGTAACGATTGGCGGGAAAACGGCATACGTCAAGCGCGGCGCGGCGGTGATTTTTAACCAAAGCCCGCTTGAATGGCTTTCGCAGGAAAACACTGATGCCATTGTGATTTCTGTGGCGACGGCTGAAGGCGTCAGCCCGTCAGTGGCGACCGTGACCGTTCACACGGCCAGCCGCACCGTGGTCGTCGGCAATTCAGACTCCTCGAATTACGCCATCCTGCGGCCCACATCGAACCGCCTGATCTCGGTTAAGCAGACTGATAACATGCCAGACCGTGGCCGGATTTCGAGGGCGCAACTGGCCGTCGAATGGGCCGGAACCGATGCGCTCCTGTCCGGCGAAAGTATTCAGGTCCGCTGGAACGGTGCCAGCCTTGGAACGCTGTCACAGACCACCAGCGGCGCACAGACCGAGAGCCTAGACTTCAGCTTCGATCTCTCGGCATCCGGGAAGGCCAAACTCTTCAACTCCGACCTTTCCACGGTCGTGAGCGGCGGCACGGCGGCGCTGAGTAATACGACATCTATCGTTCGTCAGACTGTATCATCGAACTATATCGAGGTAATCAGCGGGTATAAGCAGGCATTCATTTCTATCAAGCCACCGCAAAAGGTCGTTTCGGGAATCCATGAGGTGCGCATCCGTTCGACGGCCACCGGAAGCTCGTCGATGAGCGTTGCCGTTTACGATAACGTGGATTCTTCCGGGTGGGGTTCTCCGAGCCGGTTTATCACGGTCCCGCCAAACGGGACGGCGACGACTGGGTTTTTCTTTGCATCGGCAGGTCAGACAGATTCAGTCGGCATTCAGCACGAGGCGTTTACTTCGTCTGGCTCAACGTTCATTGCAACGGTCGAAGTCTCTTGGAATGTAACGCCAGAAACTCTGTCAAATACTCCTGCCAGCGGATCAACTAACGTAACAAACAACAACTTGCCGCTTAACGGTACTCTTTCAAATTCACAGACACTTACTATTGCAGCGCCGCCAAGGACTGTAATCAGTTACTTTGACTTGCCTGAACGCGATTTGAGCTTGTTTGCAAACAAGACAGTCGAGCTTGAGCTTATCTCTTCGAGAACTAGCCTGAGCGTGCTGGTCCCACGTGTCCTTCTGGCGGTTGAGTACCTTCCAGTAACGCGGGAACCGGCCAGTCCGGGTGATCTCAAGGCCACGGTTTCGGGCCTGTCCGGCAACCCTGCTGACGTGATCGAGTACCTAGCGACGGCTGCCGGTGATCGGGTATCGCCGCGACATTTCAACCGGGCGCGGTCGTGGTTTGAGGCTAACGATTGGTTCGTCGGGCGCTATATCTCTAGCCAATCTGAGGCCCGTGCGATGATGTATGGGCTCTGCGATGAGCTTGCGATTATCCGTGCCGATGGCGTGGCCGGGCTTGAGATTTACCGGGACTCCGACCCAATGAGCGGGCCAATCACCGAGCTTTCGCCGCGTGATTTTATGACTTCGCCGGTGATATCGTGGCCGTCTGTCGATAGCCGCTATAACGCGCTGACCTACAAATACCGGCGGATTGATTCCTCGACAACCCGCGCAATCGTGGTGGACGCGGCATCCAGCGAGTACGCACGGATCGGTGCCTTGCAGGTTTCGGAAACGCTTGAAGAGACGCGGGAAAGCGATTGGGTCAATAATGATTTTGTCGCATCGTTCGTTTCTCAGGCGCTCGTAAAGTCAAATGCAATAATGCGCAAGTCCTTCTCAGCTAGCCTTGTGCCAAAGCACATGGTATTAAGGCGTGGTGATTTGGTTAGCTATGACGGCGCACTCTGGCGCATCCTGTCTAGCTCTTTAACTGGCGCAATCAACTCCGTGACGGCGGAAGAACTACCGAGGATTCCAACCGATGGCTAACCAGCTTTCAACTTACGTCGAGCAGCAGCTTATTCCGGTCGTCTTTAAGGGCTCTGCATGCCCGGCGGCTCCTACTGGGCTAGTCCTGCGGCTGTACAGCACTGCGGTCAGCGACAGCGGCGGCGGCACCGAGCTTTCCGGTAACGGCTACGCTCCGATCTCGCTTTCCGGACTGCTGTCTGCCCCGACGGTCAGCGGGTCTGACGTGATCGTCACCAACACCGCTGACATCATCAGCGCGACGGCAACCGGGGCTTGGGCGACGGCGAGTTACTGGGGCATCACGGACGGCAGCGGAAACCTGTTGGCCTTTGGCGCGGTCACGTCGCCCAAAACCATCGCTACCGGCGAAAACTGGGCGTGTCTGGCTGGGCAGCTTGACATCACGTTTTCCGGCGCGGCTTCGACAGCGGTAAAGTCCGCTGTTATGTCTTGGGTCTTCGCCGGATCGACGTTTACGCCGACCACAGTGACGCAGTTTGCGCTTTACGATGGCACGGACACCGAGATTTCAACGTCCGGCACCGGCTATTCCCGTCAGGCCATCACGCTGGGGTCTGTCACCGACAACGGCGACGGGCGGCACTATGTGACCAACACCAACGCCGTCAGCCTGACCGCTACCGGATCGTGGGGCACCGTCGCCAAGATTGGCGGCCTGACTTCCGGCGGCGTGGTCATCACCTACGGCGCGACCACTGAGGCCAAGTCTTACACGACCGGCGAAACGTTCAGCCTGCCGATTTCCGGCTTCAAGATGGGTATCGGCTAAGGGGAGCGCGGCAGATGTTGGCTGATCGGGTAAAAGAGACATCCACGACCACCGGGACCGGCGCGCTCACCCTTGGTGGCGCGGCGGCGGGATTTCAAACGTTCGCGGCTGGCGTCGGCAATGGCAACAAGTGCCATTATGTCATTGAAAACGCCACCGTTCCCAGCGAATGGGAAATTGGCATCGGGACGGCCACAGCCACACCTGACCAGCTTTCCCGCGATACGGTTCTGTCTTCCAGTAACGGCGGATCGCTCGTCAACTTTTCGGCGGGCACCAAATCCGTTTTTGTATCCGCTGTCGCAAACAATTTCGAGGCCGATCTTACGGACGCCTTGGGAAGCGTGTCCGGCTCGGTAACGCTTAAGGTCAACCACTACCAGACGATCACCGCGACCATCGGCGGCGCGACCACGTTTTCATTCGATGGCTGGCCGTCTGCCGGGACCCCGAAACGCTCCGTGATCCTGACCAATGGCGGCTCTGCTTCCGTGACGTGGCCGACGATCACATGGGTTGACGGCAGCGCCCCGACGCTACAGACCACCGGCGTTGATCGCGTCGATATCTGGCGCACGGGCGGCGTCGTTTACGGCAAGCTGATTAAGCAGGCCCCGACATCCGGCGGCGTTACGGCGACCGTTACGTTGGCCGATAACGTCACGGTCGGGGACTTTGTGGCAGCTCTCAACAGTGGCAGTGTGGAAAAGGTGAAGGAAACAATCATTCCCACCGCCGCCGGGACTGCTGTTGTCTTCGAAAGCGCGAACACATTCTACATCTCGGCGGTCTATGATTCTGCCTCCGGAAAGGTCGTGATCGCATATTCAGACGGCGGAAACAGTAACTA